TTCACCAGTTTTTCAGTGAGTGAACCAAGAGAAGACTGCTTTTTAAGATTTGCGAAATTAGACATTTATACCTCGTATTTGTAGGATTTGGCTTTTGTGTACTTAGTTATTCTACAGGTCGGAACCTGTTTTGTCAATTTGTTGTTTCATTGATTCAAGCATTTTTGACATATTATTAAGGATAATGTTCATATCAACATGAGCAGGAAGACCCATCATTTGAGCAGATGTAGCAATTTTTTGCTTCATCTCCTGTGCTTCTGGGTCATCAGACAAACTCAACCGAGTATAGAGAATTTGTTGCTTACTCAAGAGTTTTTCAAGAAGAGTAACGTGCTCAATTTTGTCTTCTTTTGTCATAGAAGGAAATCGGAATACACTTCCATAAATCTCTTCCTGCAACTCAGAGATTTCAACCATCTCTGCACGTACAATTTCTGAACTAAAAAAACTCATTGATCTTTAAAAATAATTTTTTTCAAAATCTTGCGATAACCAAATACGTCAATATTTATGAATGAATTGTACTTTTTGATTCTACGACTGACAGTTTCCCACACAGGATCTTTGAGTTTTTTATCAAAGTTATTTGTATATGAAAAGATTTTATCATAAAGAACCATTGTCTCTAATGAAATTTTTCCACCCAAGAATCTTTTGAGAAGAATTGGATGTCCTTTTGAACATTTAAAAACTTCTTCAAGTTTATTTTCTTCAAAAAGATATTCAGATTCTTCTTTAAACAGATATGATAATGATTGAATTTTTTTCTGCCAGTTTTTATATCTTCCTTCACCTTCCTTTACTATTTCACCAATCCATAAAGTTTCTGGATCATTACAAGACACAAAGTTTGCAACAAAAAAATCTATAACTTCTTGATCTGTTTTTTGTCTTGAAAACTTTTCAAACCACATTCTATCCTTTCGTTTATAGAAAGATTGTACTGTTGCTCTTGATTTTCCACAATACTTATGATAGTCATAACTATCTTTTGTAAAGTGATTTTTGAGTGCAAGATATTGACGATAAGCATCAAATGGCATCATTCAAAAAAGGTAATATAAGTAATTTTTTGCCGGGATTTTTTACCACCAAAAATGGATTAAAAAACCAATTTTGCACGAGAGGTCTTCTTAAGAAAGTTGAGTTCCGTTGCCTCACACTTAATCTTCTCTTTAAGTGGTTTTGAGATGAGTTTAGGAACTGATTCTAAATCAATACTATTCTTCTCACAAAAATGAACGATAGCATCAATGTAATTCATCTCAAGATTAACTTGTACAAGGGTTTCAATCTCTTGAGCAAACTTAGTTGGACAAAAGAATTTACTCTCAAGTACCTTTTCTAACTCATTATCCATTCGTTGCCCCAGTATTGTGATGTACAAATTCTTTAATATAACGAACTAATAACTTAATATAATCCCCTTTGTTCCTTTTGTCAAATACTTTCACTTCTCCACCGGGGGTAACCATAATAGTAATTAATTTAACAGGAACAATTTCAGTTAGTTCATAATACGCAGCTGCATAAAATGTTTCTTGAACAAAGTAGTTTTCCAACCATTCTTCTGGTTTAATCTTTTCAGATGTCTTAAAGTCGATGACTGCAAGTTCTCCCTCATACTCTGCAATACAGTCGGTTCTTCCAGCAAGTCCAAAATATTCAGAGTAAAGAGTTCTTTCAATTGCATGAATATTATTTATCTTATCCAGATAAGGTTTTGCATGATAGAACATAAACTTTGATATGGGTTGGTAGTTTTCCCACACAAGTTCTTTATTCTCCAAATAGTCTTGGCAGACTTGGTGAAAATCAGTTCCTCTTGCAGTTGCTCTTTTTGTAATACGATTTGCTTCTTCAAGACCTACACGTTTTCTCCACTTAACAAAAATCTCACGATTGTAGAAAGAAGTTATAGAAGTAATTGAAGGAACCCACTTACCACTGGGAAGATTGTACAGACGAATACTCTCTGTAGTCTTACAATCTAGTTCAAGATCACCTAAGTAATTATGATGAGTAAATGTCATACACCAATTTCCATTTTTGCAATGATATACTCTTTAACAAACCCAGACCTTACAATATCTTCTACACCAAATTCTACAATATCAATGGAGGGCATTACTCTTAAAATCTTCATAAAGTCAATGATACCATTTTTCTCATTTGTCTTAATTAAGTCAGATTGAGTAGCATCACCACAGAACATAATTTTAGAATCTTCACCAACACGAGTAATGATAGAATCAAGCTCGTGGAAATTTAAATTTTGAAATTCATCTACAATAATAATTGCTTTGTCCAGTGTAGTACCACGAATAAAAGAAGTACTCCAAAAACCAATCGTTCCTTGAGTTTTGAGATTTCCATAAAGCATTTCAAAGTCTGCTTCTGATGGCAACTCAAACATATACTTCACCATATTCTTATAGGGAATTTGATAAAGGGAAGATTTGTCTTCGTGATCTCCAGGAAGAAAACCTATCTCACGAGTTGCTACAAGTGAACGAACAATATAAATTTTTTCATATGGGGTCTTTTCATCCAAAACATCTTTAAGTGCATTATAAAGTGTGATAAAAGTTTTACCAGTACCAGCACATCCATATGCAACAAGATTTTGATTTTTATCATAAGATTCAAAGAGTATTTCTTGATTCTTTGTAAGAGGTTCAATCGTCCTCATTATATCAGAACTAATAGGTTTCTTACGTTTCATTTGCTTATTACTCATACCAAAGGGCACTGGAGTTTTGGGCGTATTTCTTCTTGGGGGCATATTTTTTATTTAAACTGGTTTTACTTTTGATCCGGGAACTTTTGATGCTCGTGAAAGAACATCGTTCCATCCTGGATGAGATTTCTTAAGTTTATCATAAACCTCACCCAGTTCTCCAGACGATGGACAAGTTGAGGGATCAGACCAATCACGATCCCATTCAGAGTTATCTTTTTTCCATTGTTCCCAATCGTGAACACTTAGAATAATTTCTTTTTGTTCGCCCGTAACTTTATTATAAATCGGATAAGTTGCCAAATTTACGACTCCATAGTGTATGAGGATATTTATTCGATACAAATTGAAGGAGCATCATCACACTCAATACAATCAATGCACTCATCAATATCTGGATGAGATTTCAAAAATTCTTGAAAGTCTTGCTCCGTAAAAAGAACTTTAAATATATGACCAGTAAAATGGTCTTTTACACAATAAGATTTCATAATACCTCAAGGACTCAATCGTGCTTTATGTAGACGCTTTTCCTCATAATAACTGAAGATTTCTGGAACCCATTCTCTCATTACGGGGACCATACCTTCACAAAGTGCTTGAATTTCTAATTGAGCATCAAGTTTTGCTCTCAGGTCTAGAAAGTGTAATGCAGCACGAAGAGAGAACGAAACCACAAAGTTTTGACGAATATTCTGGGGAAGATAATCACGGAGATGTTCCTCTGCCATACCACGAGTATTATAACCCTCTGCATACCTCTCAGATGCTGCTAGACAGAACTTTAACTGCCTTTCGTAGTCTTCCTTCGTCCATTCGTACTTGTGACCTTTACGGTCTAGGTAGAGACCTTCTGGACGCACATAGAAGACCTCTTCAGGTTTCAGGTCACCAGTCGCAACCTTCAATACACGACGACCAGTATAACGTTGAGACTGAACATCAAAAGAAACTCCAACACGATGAGTTCTTGCCTGAACCATTACATTATGAACAAACCCAACACAGTCCAAAGTAATTGCAGGATGCTCCAGTGGTCCCCAATGTCCCCGTTCATTTGCCAGTAGTTGCTCAATTACCCATTTACCACATTCCTTTTCTGCAGGGGGAAACTTAGTGTGAATAGGGTCTTCACTATAATCATTCTTACCTGCCTGATAAACAAGAGTTTGTGGAAGTTGTGTCTGACGGATCATCACAACTTGCATATAACGGTCAAGTTCTAAAAGATCCTTTGCTTTGATAGGTTTCATTTCAATCCTCTTCTTCGCAGTAAATTTCGTCGTAATCTGTTAGGTAATTTGAAACTTCTTCGTATTGTAAGTTAGTATCAGATACATAAAGTTCTGCTTTCAGACAATCCAATAGAGACTCTATGTTTCTTACTATAAGCTTTAAACGTTCTTTATCCATCTTTATCAACCTGAACAAAGGTAATTATACACAAAAAAAAGAGACCTGTCAAGGTCTCTTTTTTTATTCTGCATCAAAATTCATCGTTCTATGTAAGAAAGAGTATGGTTTGTTGAAACTTCTCCTATTTTTTCCATATACCACCCCTTATAATTTTTCATTTTTTCTTTTGAAACCTTTACCATAGAAGAACAATCTAAATTATTTTCTCTACAAAACTTTCTTACATTGGTAATAATATATTCAACATTAGTTGGAGATAATACTCTGTAAATAAATTTTTCACAAGATTTTGAAACTAGATTTTTTGTAGATTGTTTTGTTACTCTTTGTTTTCTTTTTATACTCATTTTTTTTCTAGTTTCTTTTGAAAAATTTCTATTTCTCAAATATTCTATCAATTCATTACTTTGAGTTTTTCCATACATAGGGTTTCCAGAACCACTATTTTGTTTCGAAAATCTTATTCTACATTTTTCATATAAAAAGGAATTTTTATATCTTTCCATCTTATTATTAGATCCAATCATGCTGATATGTGCTTTTATCATTTTTAAAGTTTTCCAGTGATTTAATCCATACCTCTTTATACAAATTTTTTCCAATAACGAATGAGCAATATAATGCTCTCTTGCTGTTAGATGCACAATTCTTTTATTTTTACCAAAGATACTTACAGGAAATGTATGGTGTCCTTCTACATACAATCCTTGTTCTTTTGCTTTCTTCTTTGTGTAACCTCTTTGTTCTGCTTTTCTTATAAGGTTACAATAAGTCTTTAAATAATTCATAATCCTTTACTTGATTGGCATTATTATTTATAAAAAAATAAGGAGTGAATTTCTCCACTCCAACCTGAAAAGACGCCAATCAAGTTCAGGTATTGTTATTTATCTTTGAATATAATTAAGTTCATATTTAGATGGATTAAGTTGTTGAATAATAATATCACATCCAATCTTTGGATTACAATCACCACAAGTGAAGCAATCTGCGGCTGCTCTACCTTCTTCAGGCCAAGTGTGGATACTAATATGACTTTCAGATAATAAACATAAAACAGTGACTCCCTGTGGTTCAAACTTCTTTGAGATAGTTTGAACCACATTCGCACCACTTGCAACTGCTGCATTTTCTAGTAAATCTATAAGATAATACTCGTCATTCAAAAGAACAAATGAGCAACCATAAAGGTTTAGTAAATAATGCTTACCCATTAATCTAAAGGATTATCCTCTGCTTCTTTAATCAATGAACTCACAACAGTTTCTGTACCATCCATAGTTTTTATTGTATAGAGAGATGATTTTTTGTATTTTTTAATTTTTTTATATTGTTTCAATATAACATCCACATAATCAAAATCAATTGTGATGTTAGCATTTTTTACATCACTACCAAATCCTGTACTCATTTTTTTTTCCTTTTTTCTGTTTTCTGGTATCCCCAAAGTCTTGGATTAACTCTTCCATATCCAAAGTCAATTCTTTGAACTGCACCTGGTCCATAGGTATCATAGTACATATCAAACAAACTAGATTTTTTACCACACCTGGTTAAATCAACATAATATTCTTCATTCACAAGATACCAAATTAGATATGCATCATTTGGAAAGGATGAATCTTTTGCTTTTTCAATAGTTGTTTTTTCAAGAAGAATTTCACATCCATATTCACGAGGCAGAATTTCTTTATTAATTTTTTTCTTTTCTGCCATTTTTTCTCTCTCTTCTGTTGCGATACTCACGAACGATTTCCCCATTGAATATCAGGAAATGATTCTTTTACATTTTCAAAAGTTATCTTATATTTATCAGTAAGTTTTTTATCTTTTGTAAGAATCAAAACTTCAGATTCTTTTGGATGAAGTCCCTGAAGAAGGTTAATGAACATCATCTCTCTACGAATAGTTGAAAGAGTATCGTTTCCTCCTCTTACATAGTGGTAAAGATTTTGATATTCCTTACGGAGAGAAGTACGTCCTCTTCCCTGAAGGTCTTGTACAGTCGCAGATTCTCCACCATCTGCCTCTCTAGAAAGATTCTGTGAAAGAGTTCCAGAGTAAACATTCTGGTCTTTTACATCTCCATAAGGAACATCACCTTCAGGTAGAAGTGAAATTACAGTTTCATCAAAATTCCAAATCAAAACAGACTTAAGTGAATCGTGCTCATAAGTTTTCAAAACTTCAATTTTTTTAACATTACTTCTTTGTTTTGAAGCAAGTTCTAAAATTTCAAATACAAAAGGATTTGATGGAAGAGTTTCAATCGGTTTTTCAGTAGTCGTTGGCTTTGTCTTTGTTGTAGTCATAATAGATTTATCCAATCAGTTTTAATTTAGTGAGTATTATTAATTAGTCATCTTCATCATCTTCGTCATCATCAAAATATCCTTCCTCAAATCTAACAGCAACAACTTCATCAGGTATGACTTGTCCGTTTTCATCAAAGAATTCTGGATGCAGGTAAGGAGGTCTAGATTCTAACAAATGTCTATAAGTTAACCAACCAATTATGCTCCCCACCATAAAAAATAGCAAAGTAAACATTATTGTAAATGTGATTACATATGCGGATCCCATTTGTCTTCTCCCGAGAGTTTGTTTTTTCTAATATCAAAGTGAAATTCTATAAAGAAATGAAACTCCCTATGAAAGAGAGAAATCATTTTACCAAACTTCACTTGAAAAGTCTTTGGTTTTGATTCTCTCTTCCTCCTATTTCTTAGTAATAACTCAACTCCCCGATTGATTTCGGGTTCTGAGTTATTTAGGTTGTTGTTTTTTTCTTCCTGGTCGTTTGTCATGACTATACTTCCAAGCATCTTCTAGAATGCCGTACAAATAATTTCGTATTTTTCTTGCCTGAGGTTTTGGAATGTGACCATATCCTTCACGAAGTTGTTTATGAATGTTATCATCACCACCCTCAAGATAATCATCAAGGTCCATTACAAGACTGCTCAGTTCATTTGCAGTTGAGCTTTCAATAAACTGCTCAACCTCTCTTCTCAGAATTCCCTTAACTTTTAAATAATCATAAAACTTTAATACAAACTGACCCTTAAAAGAAAGATCAATTGCTTTTTCTACATCATAATAAACTTCGTTAAAGGTTGATTCCATTAGACTAGATTTTGCTCCTTAAGGTACTTAACTGTATCTGTACATCCACCCAGATGTTGTTGATCGTTTAAGATTACTTGAGGAAAGGTAGAACCTACTCCAAACTCAGAGTAAAATCCTTCACGATCAAAATCTGCTCCAAGTGTATAAACAACATGTTCAAGGTTTGTTAATTGTAGCACCTGCTTTACTTTAGTGCAATAGGGACATCCATCTTTAGAGTAAACTGTAAATTTCATAATACTAACTTGCGTTATTTCTTCTAGGTTTGTAAATGTATATATTCTGTGGTTTTTATGGTTTCATCCAGTCATCTATTTTATTCAAACTATCTTCATTATAAAAGTCTTGTTGGACATACCATAGTTTCCAGTGTTCGTGCCCCTTGGATTGATTACAAGAGTGACAACAAGCAACTATATTTGTTTTAACATCAAGTCCACCTTTACACTGAGGAAGAATGTGATCGAGTGTAATGTTTTCTTCTGACCCACAATAAGCACACTTGTGTTCCCAATGGTCTTTTATATTTGATCTCCACATTCGTTTTGCTTCTGAACTTGTTGTTGCTTCAAGATTATATAAAAGTTCGTCTGAAGTGGAGTAAAGTTGCATTCTTAAGATGCGTACCAAAAATATTTAGGATTCATCTGATTTATTCCTGCCATAGTTGAATCCCCAGTAAATAATATAGAGATCAAAGAAAACATTAAACCAATTGATATTTTGCATCATACTACTACAGGTTTTTGTTGTCCCTCTGGAAGTTGAGGTGCTTGAGATGAAACAACTGGATTCTTGTTTGCATTTTTAATTACGATAAAGGCATCAGATTGATAAGTAACCGTACCATAAGGTTTTGCCCACTTTGGATTTGCATCTGGGTGAGTTGCTGTTCCTGTTGCAGAACAACCACCAATATTTACCTCAAAACTATCATCACCAGTCCAACCAAGAGAACGCATTACCTCAAATACATCTTTCATCACATACTGAAACTTTGATTCTTCTCTTGATGCTGACGCAAGATCATCAATCATTTTTGTATAAAGGTCATCAATATTTTTTTCTCCTGAACGAAATGAATTACCGTAGGTTTCTTTTGTCATCTGGATCTTGTATCTTTGTACCATTATAGGGTACTTGTGGAGTTCTGTAAAGACCAGGCCAAGTGTCTCTGATGATCTCTGCGAGTTTGTCAGGTGTTGTTGAGGATATCATCAATACTTTTCCAAACAATATACACCATTCTTTTCTACAATCGCAGAACAGGTATCCACAAAATCACCGCAACACATATAAGTGATTCTACCAAAGTTACGAATATTTCCAGAATGTATATGACCGCAGATTACACCAGAATATTTCTTATCTCTTTGAGCACAATAAGAAGCAATATCGGTCTCATATTGATTGATATAATTCTTACCACGAACACTATTCTTCAGAGCATAAACCAAAGAGAACCTAAAAAATCTTTCTAACCACAAACTTAATGGTGTAATGAATTCATAACCTTTATTAAAGATGAGTTGCTTCCAAGACCCAGAAGAATACTCGGAATACTTATCTCCGTGAATACAAAGAAACTTATTTCCTTTTGAGTCTTTATGAATATACTCTTCTACCATCTTAAAGTTCTTGTGCTCAAAGTCAGTATAACGACGAATCATTCCTTCGTGATTACCAAGAATATAAACAATCTCGGTTCCTTTCTTTGCGAGATTGAGTATTTGATGAACGCAT